GATGCGTTCATACGTTCTGGGGGCCATCCTCCAATCCAATCACAATATGCAAGTGCTGTTTTTAAATTTTCTGCTGTTGGAGTTTGACCATATGTACCTTCATCGCCTGGTGTCCAAGCATTTATATGTTGGGATGTTGATTTACTTCCAAGATATCTAGGATTAATATGACGCAACATAGTATAATTTGAGTCAGGGATTTCCGCTTTTACAGCACTTCCAGATATTAATAAACCAAAGTTTACAGGGATTAATGAACCTTGAGTATAATCTACATCTTGTAATAATGTATTTTTTCTATTTTGTATAACATTATTTATTGTAGCATTATAATCACTGTTATAAAATGTAAGTGTACCTGAAGGTGGGTATGTATCTATGGTGTACTGTTGGTTAAGACTTTGAGTGGTAACAACAATTTCTGAACCATTAAATTCTCCATTATAGAATTCATCTTGGGAATTATGTAGTACAGTTGTAGTTCCTAGTGGTGTTGGAATATGTTCTATCCAACTTTGAGAAGTATTAGATATATTATTAAACTGTTCAAATGAACCTCCAGTACCACCCCCAAAATTTTCTACAGTACCATCATTATAATCATTCCATTGTGGTTTAAGAGTTCCAGAAATATCCAGATCACTATATGACATTTGTGGTTGAGGATATTTATTTCTCTCTAACAAATGTTGTTTAATAACAATTCCAGAAGCAAGACTTGTACGGGCAGGTACAAAATCTTTTATCATTTTAAATAATGAATTATCAAAGAATTTTATTAAACGTACAAAATCAGTTAAATTGTAATTTTTAGTATATTTTTGAAAATATTCTTCTCTTAACTTATCTAGATCAGAATATGAATTATTTGAAAAACGTTGGGATGGATCACCAATAAAATTACCTATATTAAAATACCCTAAAGATGAATTGATATCATCATTTATTTCATTTTGTGGTGAAAATGCTACTTCAAGTAAATTAGTATTTGGAGTATAAGAAGCACTAGCTTCTGTGTTTTGTGCTATTCTTCTATAGAATGAAAGAGTACTTCCTGTTGGAATGGTATTATCTTCTAATCTAATTTTATCACTTACTGCATTTTTTATACCTGCTATAGGTTGATCAAAAAAGAAATATTCTCTGTTTGTTATGAAATTTGGAGTTGAATCATAATAAAAACTACTATCAGAAGCAAATGAATGGGTTGTTATCCATGATCCAGTAACTTTTGGATGAGTTGAATAAGATCCTGTGTATAATTCTCCACCAATATTTGCTCTAAAAGCTAATTCATTTGGACTAGAATTTAAAGAATTTCCTTCAATAGAATATGGGTTCATAGTATAATCTTTGAACACATCTTCACTTATTATAGAAGAATAATATCTAATTTCTTGATATGCTCCAGATATTGGAGTAAAAGATCCTATTAATGATCCAGTTCCATCATATATAGCTGTATTATCATATGTTACAACATCGTATCCAAATGGAGCTCCAACTGAAAATGATACAGGAAAATAACTGGTTGATGAGTTAATCCAAGGAGTGGAATCTCCAATAATTGATGATGATTGGTTAAATCCTAATACAGTACCATTATTGCCTCCTTCGTATAGTTTGTTTTGTGAATATAACGTGAAATTACTGCCACTTCTTGTAACCATAACGGACCACCAATCTCCATCAAAAAATGGAAGATACACCGCTGAACTCGTTGATGGTTCGGTAATGTCTGGGTAGAATGTTAAGGTAGCGAATTGATAATGTGGGTCTATTATGGAACCACTATATGAACCACTAGCATATGCTGATCCTGTATAAGTTAAGGTAAGGGCTGTTCCACCGTCTCCATACCATAAACTTTGAGAATATGGAATGTTAGTATGTGGGAGCCCATTTGTTTTAAACCTAAACATTAATGTTGAAGGAACATTGTTTGGAGAATTCCAAGATGGGTTTAGACCCCAAGAAGATGATATAAAATTATCTCCTGCAGTTGCAAATGCAAAGTTATATTCATTTTGCCAGTAATCCCAGTCATTAGAATCTACTTTATCTTTTCCACCAAATTCACTTATTCTCAATATAGTATCAGGAATACCATATGATGTGATTAATGCTCTTAATCCAGGTAAAGTACCTTTAGATTTAAGGAGGTAAGGTAAATTATGATATAATCTTTTATATAAAGATTTATTTACATCATCTAATGGAATATAATCATTTGATGCAGAAATCAAAGTATCAACATATTCAAATCCTGTAGGAGTTGGAAGAGATCCTGTTATTTCTGGGAATGGGAATAAACCTCCTTGTGGAGTTAAACCAATAAATGCAGTATATAAATCTTGATTAGAAAAATTATTTTGATATAATTTTACCCCAAAATCTTTAATAGCATCAGCTACTATATCTTTTGAAATACCATATTCTAATCTATTATCAGCATTATATTTTTGAGTAACATCTTTATAATATATCCAAATGTTATCAAAATGTTGAGCAACCATATCAATAAACAATTCATATGGTTCATTTGATGGGTCTTCTCTTAGATATTCTGGAATGGAAAATAAAAGATTATCTTTATTATTTTCATCATATAATGATGCTGATAGGATAATACCTCCATAAGAGGGGCTATATTCATTTGTGCTACCAAACCAATTTAGGACAGCTGCACTTCCTGTTGAGGCTAATTGATATGGTAATGTTGATGTAGTTTTTGGCCATGACCAAGAACCTGTAGAATAATATAAATAGTAATCCCATCCATCAAAATTAGTTATAATATCATTTATTTTACTTTGATAAATTGCTTGACTTCCACTTACGTTTGTTGGGGAAGAAAGGGTTGAGTTTAATAAAGATATTGAAGATGAATATTGTTCAATTAAACTAACTTTATAGTAAAAATTTTCTAAACGAGTTTTAGCTGAACTAAAATGAATAAAATCTTCAAAATTAGTGTAATCTACATTTATATCTAATTCTTTTTCTTCTAATAAACTATTTAATTGGTTTTGAGAAGATGTTAAAGATGTAGATATAAGATCTGAGTAGGCTAATTCTAATGTAGAATTATTTATTTGATCCTTTATATTAATATTAAAATTAGGACCACTAATACGAAGAGTATCATTTATAATTATCGGTTCATTTGGAAAATTTACCCGATAAGCTAGTGGTTCATCTATAGCTGATGAGACCCATACCACAGAATTTAAAGAATATTCTTGTGGAAGAGGTTCGTATAATTTAACTAATACTGTTGGGTTGGTTGGATCTTGAGTATCTAAAGCAATGTTGTTTGCTATAAAAAGATTATTTTCTCCAAAATTAAGATAAAAATCTAAAAAGTAAGAACTATTATTTCTTTCAGTAATGAAATTATTAGTCTGATCAAGAAGAGATAAAATATCTAAAACAGTACTATCTAATCTAATTTCGGTTCTATCTGAAGAAATTTCAGCTATGTAAAGGGGTTCTAAAAAAGATCCTATTCTTTTGGTTAAAAAATTAAAATATAAAATATATTCTCCAATGCTGTATCCTCTATCTAAAAGAACCTTTTCAACATCTATACTAATTTGAGATAAATTCCCATTATTTCCTGCTGATTGGCCGTTATTATATATAGAATATTGGTTAAAATTATATTCTGAAGTAAGGATGGTATTGTTAGGATTATAGATAAAAAGCTCTATATTATCTTGAGATGAAAGGGAGGTATCCACATCAAAAGATGAAATCAAATTAACATCTAATGAATTGTAAAGTTGTGTGGTAAAATTTTGAGTATCTATTTGTATAATTTCTGCAGCCATTATCTATAAATGTAACTATATTCCTGTTTGGAGTTCTATATTTTTTTTCTGTTCATTTAATAAATCTATCCTTAATTGAGCTATTTCTGCTTGTAATGCAGCTATTTCTTCATTATTAGGTTCAAAATTTATATATTCACTACTTTTTTTAATTAAAAATTCGTGTGAATTTGTTGCACCGTATTCGGGAATGAGATAAAACATATCATTATACATGGAAAAAAATTCATCAACAGTAGGTTGTTGTTCGAGTTGTTGTTGAATGTTTTGTACTCCTAGTTGTTTAAATGAAGTATCTATAACTTTAGAATATTGATTCTTGTTATAAACTGTTTTATTTAATTTTATATTTTCACTCATCCGTTAACTACTTTAAAGTAATATTGATCGTCAAATATAATTGTGGAACCATCAATTATTGTTTTAATTAAAACAGAATAATATCTCTCAGGTTCTAATCCACTCATATAAACATCAAAATAATTACTATCACTATCACAACTAATTTGAGTATATTGATTATCGAAGTTAATAACAAATTCATTAGTATCCAAATCTTTTATAGCATAGTATGAAGAAGTGGGTAAAAAATATTGATTAGTAAAATATGAAGAAGTTTGAAATACTCTTGTAGGATATAAAGGGCTTACATTTACTCTAAATCTATTTTGACTTTCTGGAAAAAATACTCCTGGGTTTTCGTTTAGAGATATTTTAACATCTGAAGTAGTAACTATACTTGATGTAAGGGAACCTGTCAATACCGTAGTATAATCTCTCCATCTAAATTCTAGTTGTGGAGGATAAATAGTGTTAGTGTCAACACTGTAGTATTTTAATATAGGTTGGTTTGATTCTGAAGGATAAAATTCATCTGAATCAGATAGTTTTACTAGAAAACCATAATTAGGAATAGATGATGAATACCATAAATCTGTAATATTTTTTACAGATAAAGAAAAATCTTTTACATCTCTTAATTCAAATGATTCTGTGATTGGGAGATTAGATCCGCTATAAAACCAACTCCCTCCACCCGCAGATATAAATGAAGAATTATATGACCCAGTATATGGGTATCCTCCAACAGATCCGCTCATATTCCACGGTGTAGATCCAGAAGATAACGTAAAAGTCCATGAAACCCCATTATTGGTTTCAGGTGAATCTAAATATTCACCAGTTCCATTATTCCATGTTTGGGCAACAGGAAATATTTCTAAAGAAGTTGTATTAGTAATTCCCTGAGCGGTTGCTATGAAATTTTGAAGAAAAACATCATATTGTTTTCCTTGAATTTTATTATCTATAATATCTACTATTTCTGAGTTGTCAAATAGGGTTAGATATCTTGAAATAGACGGATTTCCATCTATTTGAATAACATTAGAAATTTCACATATAGCATCCAAACCTGTATTCATTGAAGGGTAATAAGAATACATGGTTGCATCTTGGGAAGGAAATATTTTATAGATGGCCATTATATTATTTTATTATAAATATTATAGAGGTACTACTTTCCCCTTAATATCTAAATCAGGGTATCTAACTTCAAAAATACTAGGGTCTAATGAAGGATAGACTACTTGATTTAATGTTGCACCTGTTATATCATATGCAAATTCTGAATAGCCTAGGGAAGTGCCTGCTTTATTTTCAAGTGAAATGTTTTTTACAGTAAGAACACCTTTTATTTTGTCTAATAAAATATATAAATCTCTTAAAAATATAGGTTGATTAATTTGCCATTTTGAAATATTAAAATATTCTTTTAATGCGTTTATACAATTTAATAAAACTTCATTATTATTATATTCAGGATATGTTATAATTTCAAAATGAACAGCTATGTTTACTATAAAAGCATCTCTTATTTCTATGTTATCTCCTATTATTCTATATTGAGAAAGATATGTTCGAAGGTTTTCTTTTAATGTTTGAGAAGCATAATCTAATTGTCCTAATGAATTTTGAGACAAACAATATAAATTAAGTGTTTCTACTGTTGAAACTTGTTGATCTGTTAATTTTGGTTGTTCAATATATGCTTTTGAAATAGAACCGTATTGGGAAGGCATACTCAATGCTCTAACAAGATAATCATCTGCTGTAACTGAACGTTGTTGGGAAGCAATAAGAGATAGAGTATTTTGTCTAATTTCTTCTAATGTATCTCCTCCTCTTCCTCCACTTGCTGCTTCTGGGTTTGTTGTTGCTAAGGTATTGAAAATATAATTAGCTGTTGTAGCATTTATATTTAGATTATTAAATTTTGATGTTGTTTTATCAAGATTAGTTAATGTATTTGAGGCAACATTGGATGATACTCCACCCCCAATCATATATCTTACTGTTAGAGTTGTATTTGAAGGAGCTATTCCATAAGTGTCAGTGTACAAAAAGTTTGAAGGAGAGTATGCTGCTGTTAATTTAGACTTAAAAAATGGAAGTCCTAAACCAACATTATTAGGATTTGGAATAATTTCTTCATCTGTATTTGAAGGATTACCTGAGCCAAATTGGATTTGAAGATTGGTTAATGAGGTAAATCTAGTTGAGAATCGTCTTTGTACTTTTTTTAATCTTAAAAGATATGAAACATCTGTACTATTTCCTGAGGTATTAGGATCATTTATATTATTATTTAGGATTGAATCATATACCATTTCTTGACCCAAATGGTCTACTTCATACCATTTATTCCCATCAGAATCTATAATATCTAAAATTCCTATTATATTTGAATCAGCTATATTAACTGTTGGAAATTGTTCAGGATTAGAAAAAGAAAATGTTTGAGTTTTAATAGTAGAAGAGATAGCATTTCTTTTTTTCTTAATTAAAAAGTATTGAGGAACATTTCCCGAAACTTGATATATCGATACTTCTGTTGGGTCTTGAGAACTTGAAATAGAAAAATCTAATTTATCTTGAATTAAAAAAGAAGTTCCATTTTGAGAAGATACAATTGAATTTTCACCTATAGTAATAGCATAGTCATAATCAGGAACAACACTACCAGATACTGTTTTAGCAGGTAATTGTTGGTAAAAATCAAGAGTAGCTTGTGCAACACCTGTTGTTTTTGGTTTATAACCAAACATATATGCTAATTCAAATATATTATTTGATTGTCTAGCATATTGTAAAAAGTTTTCTTGAAATTGATTATCTAAATAAAAACTTAAAACATCTCCAACATATGCTGCTTGTTCCATAAAAAGCATACCAGGGGATGCTGGGGTAAAATCAGTATATGTATCTGGGAAGTAGGTTTTAGTATATTCTATTAGACGTTGTCTAAAATCGGAGAAATCCCTATTAAGATATTTTATGTCTCTATTAGTAGTTGCCATCAGTTAAATTCAATTTCTATATTATCATTTATATTTGTATTTAAAATACTATATTTTAGTTCTATTTTTATAGCATTATTGTCTTCTTCTTTGTATAAATCAAGGGATTCTACTTTTACAGAAGGAAAATACAATTTTATTTTATTTTGTATATCAGACATTAAAAAATCTAATGTATTGTTTTCTATTTGTTCAAATATAAATGCTCTTAATCCTCCCCCAAATATAGGATTTAAATATCTTTCTCCAGGATTAGTTAGAAAAAAATTGATTAGATTATTTTTTATAGCATCTTTTGTTAAATAATTTGATTTGAAAACAGCACTACCATTAAATGGAATATCCACCCCAACAGCGGTGTTCGGTTTTAGGTCAACTGGGTGAATTTGTTGGGGATTAAATGGCATTATTTATTTTTCATTAGATTCATAATCTGGTCCATTCCTACTTCTCCTTCAGGTAGGGAACCGTTTACTGGATCTACACCTCTAGGGTTAAAAGTTTGAGCATTTTGAGATGTAAAACTCATAGCTGTTTCTCCAATTATATCCATATATGATTGTCTTTTATCCATTGTAACTTCTACTGGGCGGGAAGAAATGTCTACTTTAGGGATAGAATGTTCTTGGACAATTTGGGTTTTTGGAGCGCGTACTGCTTCTAAAAGAATATCTTTTAATTCTTCATGTATTGCTTCTTTTACAGCGTCTTTAATAATTTTTTTTAAATCAGTTGCTTTCATATGGTTATAAATATAAGGTTAATCAGCTTTTAAATTATTTTGTTGTATATAAAATACAAGTTGATCTATTAATATCTGATCAATAGAACTAAAAGACCAATCTCCTTTCAATATAATTACACCTTGTTTATTTTTAGCAATAGCTCTTCTGCGTTTTAATGATTTTTCGGTGTTTTCTGATTCAACTCCCATTTCAAAACCATTTACATTAGTAACTATTGGGGATGATTGGTTAGATTGTTCTTTAGTTAATGATGTTAAATCCATAGAAATTTGTTCTTGATTAGCATCAGGGTAACATTTTTGGATTAATTGATCTAATATATTAAGTAAATCAATTACCTGAGTGAGAACTTGTCTTAATAAGACAACAATAGGTAAAGTATTGGTGGATGTTTTGGTTAATTTTTCTATTAATTTGTCTAATTTATCTTTATTATCTTGTACATTCAATATAACATTGATAGGTAATCCAGGAACACCTGGAACTCCTGTGGATGATGGGATTGGGAGATTTTTTAAAACCTTATATGCTAGGTTTAATGCTTCTATTAAACCACCAGAAATACCCAAAGATTTTGTTGATGAATCAATTACTTTTAAACTATTGTTTAATTGTTTAACTAATTTATTTTTATTGGCTATTATTATATCTAATTGAATAGGACTAGGGCATATAGATTTATTATTTATAGCATCTGAGAGTTTATCTCCTGATAATTCTGTCGCTTTTGTTATTCCGAATCCAGCAACCATTGTTAAAACTGTAGGGATAATAGATGTTTTTAAACTGTTTACCTGGTTGATTATTCTTTCTTGGGTGAAGAAATCAGCGTTTTTTTTATCTTTGTATAATCCTTTAATTTGTTCTTTTGATAGTTGGGATGCTTTTATTTTATCTTGTTCTAAAGCTTTATCAATAGGGGTTAATTTAATTACACCTAAATTATCTTTAGCAGTACCATCTCCTTTATAAGGAATAACATCTAAAGATTCATATCCAGGAGCAGATATAGTTAGTTTAGATACATTATTTTCATTTGTAACAGGAACAGATGAAGATATATTAACCGATATTTTTCCTTTTTCTTTCATTTATATATTGTTAATTTTGTACATTAACGTTTTCAACCGGTTTATTATTTGTATCATCTACAACCGTTGCTTTTGTTTCTGTTGTAGGTACTGGTTCTGGAAATTCCCATAAATTTACTATAATAAATTGTTGGGTTATTCCTGGTCCTATAATTAGATTTTCTTGAAGAAATTTATTTAGATTTTGAACACCAGGAATATCATTTGCTAAAGTATTGTCTGATTTTCTAGTTCTACTAAAAATTACACATCCTGATGAGGATCCTTCTGATGTTCCATGATGAATGAATACTCCATCAAATGCTGTTTTACTATCAGGAACAAAAGTATCTGAAGTGAAAACATCAGCTTCTTGTATTAATCCTCCAGTAGGGTCTGATTTAGAACTGACTCTCATTCCTGTTCCTTTATAAAATGATTGTCGAATGAAATCTTTTCCAGTATATGTTGATACTATAATATTATAAACATTTGATGGTATACCATTAAATTTACTTGGATCTTCAATAGTATCAGGTATTGCTGTTTTATATTGAATTTTTTTAGATCTAACAGCATCTTCTACAGTAAAACCTAAAATTTGATTATTATACCACATAGTACCCGTGGTTCTTCCTCCTCCGGGTGTGGTAGTATTAGTTGATTCTCTTACTAAAACTACATATTTTGGATTATTGATTAATATCTTAATAGTTTCAGGAAGAACATCTACATTTATATAACTTCCATTTAAAGTACCTTGAATAGGAGTATTTAAGTTAACCGCTTTAGAAATATTATAACTCATATTATGTAGTTTTTACGAAATCAGATTTAATTTTATCTATGCTATTAGCAACTTTTGAAAAAGTTTGACTAGCAACTGTAGCTACAGTCAACATGGCTGGGTTTGGGATTGGAGCACCTCCCGGCCAGTCTTGAATGGATTTCAATGCTTCTGAGATGTTTTGTAGTTCAGTAAGAATGATTTTTAAATAATCTACAGTATCATCTCCTTTTAATACTGATTGGGATGCATTTTTAGATCCTAATCTAACATCATTACCTTCTAAATATATTTGGTTTGATTCTATGTTTATACTTTCATTTGATGATAATCCAACAGCTTTTTCTCCACTTATTAAAACACTATCCTTTTTTGCATTTATAACTACTCTATCAGCATTAGCTATAATTTGAGGAGAACTAAATTGGGATGGTGTTATTGGTTTATTGGTATAGGAAATAAAATTTTCATTTGCTATACTAAATGGGATTTTCTGGTAGGATGTTAAATATACAGATGATAAATCATTAGAGATATTTTCTGTTGTAGGTATCCATCCATCCTGGGATACATTTTGGGGTTGACCATTACGTAAAATAGTAATAGGATCCCCATTGTTTCCATTTTCTGACCAATTATTTTTATATGTACTTTTGGATTTTGCTGTGCTTCCAAAACGTAAACTATTTCCAAATCTACCTTCATAAATGTTATCACCTGCAAAAGGCATTAATGGGTGAATATTAGGTTTTTCTACAAAGGTATTTTGAGATGGATTTATGGGACTATCTGGGGATAGTGTATTGGGTTGGGTAGAGGTTATATTAACTGCTCCTGCTTCTACTTGTTGATAACCATTGTTTTGGGAAGGTTGACTTGGAGTTTGAACAAATGGAGGAAGTGCATTAAAATGAGGAGTATTCCATAAACCAAAATTAGGTAAATAATAATATTCTCTTTTTAAATCACTATTAGAAGAGAGTGTTGGTGTAGGTAAATAAAAACAATAAACAAATTCGTTTACTAAAGGATAATTTTTGATATTAGGAAAATATGGTTTAACCATTTTGGCTGTTCCTATATTATCTCTTCCAACATTTTCTATAAAAACAATTCCAATCCCTGAAGTGCCTAATCCTATTTCTTGATATTTAGGGTGATTTTCATCCAAAATAATATCAATAACTCTACCTATTATAGAAGTTGAAGATGATTGTTTTGTATTATTGGTTGGGGTGGGTGTAAGGTTTTTTACAACACCTGATAGCCCAGCGCGGTTAATCATTTTTGCTTGGTGGGTTGAATTTTTTAACTTCTGCTAATAATTGAGCTTTTTCTTCTTCTGTCATTCCAAAACCAGAATCATCTGTGGATTCTGATGAAAGGGAACGTTGAACTATAGTAGCCATTTTAATGAGAGCTTCATCGTTTTTAATGGCTAAATCCATATATTCTTTAATTAATGGGACTACTAATGTAGCATCACCTATATCATTAATTAATGGTTTTAATTCATTTATTAATGCTGCTATTTGTGTTTCTTTTTTCTTTTGATTATTATATATTTCTTGGAAAAGATCTGAAAGTTTTTTCTTTCCAAAAATGTTTTTATCTAGATGTCCCATAAATATTTTATTTATAAATATCTGGATGTATTTTCTTTAAAATCTATGTAGTCGTTTTCTAAATAAAAAGTGTAACCTTTTTTAAATATTTGTTGAAGAGTAGTTACTATTTTGGTGATTTTTGGAGTTTTTACTTCTATTTGTTCGTGTATATAAATGTATAATGCTTTTTTATTAAATACATCTATATTATCTCTTTTTCTAAATAATTCAAGAACGGCATCTGCTATTTGAGCATCATATTGCTTGGGAAAAATATCATATAAATTCACAGAAACATGATGAACATATGAATCTATAAAATGAGATAATTTATCCTTAGTAGGAGAACCTTCTATTGTATATGTGTAATTTTCATCTTTTTTAAGATCTTCTAAAGATGACTTAGATATTTTTTTCTTGTAATTTTTTTCATTATATAAAATGAGCCAACGTTTTACAATAGTTCCAAAATATGAATAAGCTTTTGCTCCATTTTCTGGGTTAAAAAGGTGGATTTTTGAAAGGAGAAATATAATAATTTCGTGTTGAAGGTGTTCTAGATCTTCTACCTCTGTGTGGTAAAATTTAAATGTATGGATTATATTTTGGGTTAATTTGAAGAAAGCATAATGAATTTTTTCTTCATATATTTTATTTTTTTCCATCGGATTAGAAGTGCTATTGTATTTAACAATAGCATCTTCTGTTTCTTGAGTAAAATATCTCCTCTTTTCTTTTTGTCTTTTTACCATTATTCTTTTATTCGGATTACTTTAAAATCATTTAATATATCTTGTATATTTTGAACAGATGTAAAGAAAAAACCAATTTCATCGTCTGATTTAAATGTACCTTTTCTGTCCAATTCTTTAAGTTTTTTATCTGAAATTTCAATAACCCTGGATAGCTTATCAAGATATTCTATATATGAAACTAAAATATCTTCTGCTTTTTCTTGTTTTTTGAGGAGGTTATATGTTACAAATAATAATATAACAACAGCAATTCCTAATAATATAGTAATAAATATTAACATTATAAATTATTTAACATGTTTTTTAATCCTTCACTTTTAAATGAACCTAGTGCTTTCTCTTTTATAGAAGATTTTTTAGGGTTATTTTGTTTTGCCCCCAATGTAAAATTATCCTTTTTATTTTCCACGGATTTTTTTCCTTCTTTTAATTTAGGTAACCATTCACGTTCAAATTCAATACGAGCAGCCATTAAATCCGCCTGATGTAGTATGAAAGGGAGACATGTTCTTGGTTTTTGCTCGGGCATGAAGTTTAAAAGATATTTTTTATTTGCTTCATCATATAAACCATCATGAGTCTGGATTGCAACCATCTCATTAAAAGTATATTGAATACCATAGGATTGCAACATAAATAATCCTCTATCAGGGACTGATGAGAAAGGTACTTTAGTATTAAACATATAATCCTCACCTAATTTATCTTTACGCCATTGATCAGTTTGAGGAATATATGATTCTTCTTCTTCAGATCCCATTTTACCTAAATCATGATTTAATGCTGAAAATATTAGTTCTTCCTTGGTAAAAGTAGACATATCTGCTCCCTCTTCTTCCCATAAGATATATTGCTTTTCAGCACATCTGATAACACGTAAAACATGTTCTACATATCCTCCTGGAAATGCATTGTGGTATTCTTTTTTATGAGCAGCAGGCATTAAAATTAATCGCTCAGAATATTTTTCATAAAATGCTAAGAGTTTTTCTTTACGTGGTGATGAAATATTGGTTTCAATAATTTCCATCAACTCATTCCAGTTTTCTTGAATTTGTTCAGCAGTAAGATTCATAACTTTTTAATTTTCTCGTTCAACAATAGATTGTAAATCACTTAATAATTCATGTAGTTCTTTTATTAACATAACTCTTTCTTCAGAACTACCTCTATTAATTACAAACTCTAATTGCTTTAAACGTCCATGTAACGTTTGGATACGTCTCAAAACCATTTCTTTATTTCTCATGTATTCTATATATTATGTGGGAACAACATCGTTCCCACGTTTATCCACTTTATTTCCCAATCTATCTCTAATGTTCTTTTTACCCCGTATCATCAATATACAAAAACTATTTTTATACCTCCAAGCTTTCTTCAATAATATTTTGAATTTTTTTCAACAGTGCACACTTTTCAAATTCTTCTTGTTCTTCAAAAAAAGATATTGTAAGTTTAACAGCCACTAAAAAATCATCATTAGCAGACTTTTTTATTTCTTCTACCCATTCTGGATCATCTAGATTGGCTTGGCTTATCCAATACCATCCTCTATTGTACATTACTAACTCCCCAGCAAATTCAAGTTCTTCCATTCCCATATCTTCAGATGATTTTTGAAAAAAATATAATAATTGTGTTTTAAAATTAATCCCATTCATGATAAGTTTCACAAACATACCAATTTTAAATAATGGGGTTTTTTTAAATGTCTCTAGATTTTCAACAAGTTTTTCTTCTTCATTATCGTTGCTAAATAAATTAAAAATTTTTCTAATGTCCATGTCTATGATTTTTATAAGATTTCATTGATTTCGCGCTCAATTTCACTTATTTTGCGGTCTATATTTGTAAGTTCTTTCTTTAAATTTTCATAATATGTAATAGGATTAACAAAATCATCATTAGATGGATGATAAGTCCAAACTTCATTCATCACCTCAGAAATCATAAAACATTCAAATTCTAATTTTTCTAACTCTTTTTGTAATTTTTCTTTTTTAGTCTCCATGCTTTAAATCCTATTA